TGGCGCCGCTGCGCCCGCTCTCCAATGAGTTCATGGCCCTGCTCCGGCCGGCGACGCTGCTCGGCCGGATTCCGAACCTGCGGAATGTGCCCTTCAACGTCTCCGTGCCCATTCAGACGGGCGGCGGCACGTACAAGTGGGTCGGCCAGGGCGCGCCCAAGCCGGTCGGGTCGCTCGCCTTCACGACGCTGACGCTCGGGATCACGAAGTGCGCCGGGATCATCGTGATCACCGACGAACTCGCGCGGAATTCGTCGCCGGCGGCGGAGGACGTGATTCGCGCCGACATGATCGCCGGCATCGCGCAATTCCTCGATCTCGAATACACCGATCCGGCGAAGGCGCCGGTGGCGAACGTGTCGCCCGGCTCGATCACCAACGGCATCACACCGATCACCAGCGCCGGCACAAGTGCCGCCAATGCGCGCACCGACATTCAGGCGATGATCAACGCGATGACGGTGGCCGGCATCTCGGCGTCGACCGCGACGCTGGTGATGTCGGAGAGCAACGCCGCCACGCTCGGATCGGCGTTGAACGGCCTCGGGCAGCCGCTCTTCGGCGGCTTGGGCGTGACCGGTGGGAATGCGATGGGCGTGCCGGTGGTGGCGTCGCAGTCGGCCGGCGCGAATGTGATCCTCCTCTCGGGGCCCAATATCCTGTACGCCGATGATGGCGGGGTGACCATCGACGTCTCGACGGAAGCGTCCGTGCAGATGGATTCCGCGCCGGCCGCCGTACCCGATGCGACGACGGTCTACACCTCGTTCTGGCAGATGAATTACGTCGGGTTGCGGGCCGAACGGTATGTGAACTGGAAGCGCGCGCGCACGGCTGCGGTCCAACTCGTCGTGCAGACGTACGTGGCGTAACGTCATGCCCCGGTTCATTGCGCTCGACGCGGAAGCCGAACCGACCTTCTCGGTGGTCGTGACGTCGGTCATGTACCACACGATCGACCATACCGACGAACATCCGCCCGGCGACTCGTACGCCGTCGCGGATCTCGACTTGTTCCATACCCTGATCGGCTGCGGCTTCGCGGATCCGTCCCCGCCCCCCCCGCCGGAGTGACGGCCGTGGAGTCGCGCTCGCTGATCCGCACGCTCGGGACGGCGCTGCTCGCGCCGTTTCGCTATCTCGCGAAAGCGCTGCCGCCGCTCTCGCCGATCAGCGGCGCGCGGGGCACGGGCAACTGGCTGCGCCTCGGGATTGTGCGGGAGCCGTTTACCGGGGCGTGGCAGCAGAATCAGTTCGTCGCCGTCGATACGGCCGTCACCAATCCGACGGTGTTCGCGTGTGTGACGCTCATCGCCTCTGATATCGGCAAACTTAGTCTGCGGCTCGTCGCGGAAGACCAAAACGGCATTTGGGTTGAGACGGACAATCCGGCCTTCTCACCGGTGCTCCGCAAACCGAATCGCTACCAGCGGCCCTCGACGTTCGTGCAGCAATGGCTCCTCTCGAAGCTCCTGCACGGCAATACCTACGTCCTCAAAGAACGCGATGCGCGGGGCGTGGTCGTGGCGCTCTACATCCTCGACCCGACCACGGTGCAACCGCTGGTTGCGCCGGACGGATCGGTCTACTACCAGGTCGGGCGCGATTGGTTGTCGCAGGTCAACGCCCCGCAACTCGCGATTCCGGCGCGCGAAATCATTCATGACTTACTGTGTCCGCTCTTCCATCCGCTGATTGGCGTCTCGCCCATCTTCGCGTGCGGGTATGCGGCCTCGCAGGGCCTGACCATTCAACAGAATTCGGCGAAGTTTTTCGCGAGCGGTTCGCAACCGGGGGGCGTGCTCACTGCGCCCGGGGCGATCGATGAGTTGACGGCGCAGCGCCTCAAAACATACTGGGATCAGAATTTCGCCGGCGACAATTACGGCAAGGTGGCCGTGCTCGGCGACGGGCTCAAGTATGAGGGCATGGCGACCAACGCCGTCGATTCGGAGTTGATCAAACAACTCAATTGGACGGACGAGAAGATCTGCTCGGTCTACCACGTGCCCGGCTACATGGTCGGCATCGGGCCGGCGCCGCCCTACGCCAACGCGGAACCGCTGATTCAGCAGTACTACGGGCAGTGTCTCCAGACGCTGATCGTGAATTTCGAACAAGCGCTCGATGAAGGCCTCGGCCTGACGACCCCGATCAGCGGGACGCAGTATGGGACGGAATTCGACATCGATGACTTGATCTGGATGGATTCGGAAACACGCGCGAAAGCGGCGCAGGCGGCCTCGGGCACGCTGTCGCCGAACGAAGCGCGCGCGAAGTACTACGGCGTCGGGCCGGTGACCGGCGGCCAGTCGCCGATGGTGCAGCAGCAGTACTACTCGCTGGCGGCCTTGGCGCAGCGGGATGCTGGTGATCCGTTCGCCAAGACGTCGGCGTCCGTCCTCCCGATCCAGACGAATCACTTGACGCCGGCCGAGGTGGCGACGGCGGCGCGCCGACTCCTCCAGGCGGCACTGGAGAGGGCCGCGTAAATGACCCAGGACGAGCTCACCGCCCTGATGGAGGCCGTCGCCCCGGTCGTGCGCGAGTTCGTGCGCCAGGCGGTGACCGAGGCCCGACGTGAGGCGATGTCGCGCGAGGCCGGAATCCTCGATCGCCTGGCGATCCTCGAAGCGCGTACGGTCATCCGACCGACGGCCGGCGACGACCTGGCGCCGCGGATCGTGGGGGTGCAGTAAATGGCGGCGCTCGTCACGCTCACGCAAGCGCAAGCGCACCTGCGGCTCCCGGTGACGACGGATACGGACACGAGCGATCCCGATCTGGTCCTCAAACGTGACCAGGCGCAGCAGATCATCGTGGGGTACTGCGCCACGACGGCGTACTGGAAAGACCAGGTGCTCACCTGGACGGATCCGACGACGGTGCCGTTTGAAGTCCACGCCGCGATTCTGTTGCAGCTCGGCGAGCTCTGGCGCTTCCGGGGCGATGATCGGGAGGGGGAGGGCCCGGCGCGCGATCACGAGTGGGGGGATCTGTCCCCGACGATCGTCAGCCTGCTGCGACGCACCCGCGATCCGGTGGTGCAGTGATGGCCGGCACCACGATCGCGGCCGGCCTGCGTGACAAAACGATCCGCTTGCAGAATCCTGGCACGCCGGTGCCGGATGGGGATGGCGGGTTTACCGCAGGCCTCGCCGATCTGACGCCGGCGACCGTCCAGGCCCAGATCACGCCAGCCACGGCGCGCGATCTCGAGCGTGTGGCTGCGGGAACGGTGATCGCGTCCGCCACGCACGTCATCACGATCCCCTATCACCCGCAAGTCACCACGAAGACCCAGATCACGTACGACGATCGCCGGGCCGGCAAAATGCGGACGTTTCAGGTCAGCGGCCTTCGGAATCCGGAGGAAGCCGGCATCGTGCTCGTCCTGACCGCGGAGGAAGTCCTCTCATGAGCGCGCGTGTGACATTCGCCGGTCTCGAGGAGCTCGGCGCCGATCTCCGAAACCTGACACCGGCGCTGGCGGCGCACGCGCGCGCCATCGTGGAGAACGCCGCCGAGGAAGCGAAATCCTCGATCTTCCAGGCGTACCCGCGGCGCACCGGGAATCTGCGCCGCGGCGTCACGGTCACGCACAAGAGCACGAAACTGCGGGCCGTCTCGGTGGTCACCAATCGCGCGCCGCATGCGTGGATCTATGAAAACGGCACGCAAGCGCGGCATACGAAAATCGGCGCCAATCGCGGCTCGATGCCGCCCGGCCATGTCTTCTGGCCGATCTACTACCGGCGCAAACGCAAGATGCTGCAAGAGCTCGCCGACATGGCGCGGGCGGCCGGCTTCGACGTGGTGGTGACCGATGCCGCCTGATTCGTCCGACATCGATCAGGCGCTCATCGCGAAACTCGGCGCCGATGCGACGCTGCTCGGCCTCATGCCGAACGGCGTGTACTGGGACGAAGCGCCGGCGGGCTCCAAGCAGTTTGTGATCGTGTCGTTCGTCGAGCAGGCCGACGAGCAGGCGTTCGATGGGCGCGCATTTGAAGATGGCCTCTACTTGGTCAAGGCCGTGGAGCTCATCGATCCGGCGGTGCCGAAAAACAGCAAAGCTGCGGCGGCGCGGATCGATGCGCTCTTGCAGGATCAACTCCTGACCGTGACCGGCTACTCCTTTATGGCGATGTTTCGTGAGCGGCGCGTCCGGATTCAGGAAGTGGACGAGGCGAATACGGCGATCCGCTGGTGGCATCGCGGCGGGCACTACCGCGTGGTGATGTCGCCGACGACCGGGGCGCAGCCGCTCGGAACGCCACTCTTCGATCCGAACATTTACGACATGACGCGGCACTAATGGGCACCATCAATCACCGTCATGTAACGACGATCCCGGACAATCCGGGCGCCGACATTTCCGCCGGCGAATGGAACGATTCGCTGGTGCTCCGCGGGTCGGAGCTGACGGGTGCGGTCCTGGCGCGTGACACGACGGCCGCGGATGGCTGGTCCGCGGTGCCTGCGGCGGTCGGGATCCTGACGTGTACCGGGATCGGGACGCTGCCGTCGTTTCAACCGGCGACGGCCGCGCCACCGCTGGCGCACCACGCCACGCACGAACCCGGCGGGACGGACGCGATCGTCGCGCTCGATGCCAGCGTGTTGACGCAAGGCACGATCGCGGATGCGCGGTTGTCAGCGAACGTGGCGTTCAAACCGATCGCGATGGCGGACGGCGGCACCGGCGTGACGACCGGACTCACCGTGTTGAATGCCGCGAACCTCGCGACCGGCATCGTACCCGACGCGCGGTTCCCGGCGACGTTGAATCTGACGACGGGGTTGACTATCGGCGGCGACGTGAAGCTAGTACGTGGCGGCGCAAACATACTCGCGTTGCAGAATGGCGCGATAGATCAAGAGTGCCGGATCTATGGTGCGACAGGATATCTCAGACTCGTAAATAGCGGTGGCGCGGCCTATATTCGACACTCAATCGGAGCACTCGTGCTAGGTGCGGCCGATGGTGGTATGTGGCAAATCGGTCAGAACGGGTTTTTGTTTCCATTGAGCGATAATGTTTTTGATATAGGAACGTCAGGTCTGCGGTCACGTTCGGCCTATCTCGGGACGTCGCTGAGTATCGGGACGAATCCGGCGACGACCGGCGCGATCCGGCTCGCGTATGGTAGCGGGATTTTATCCCGCGATTCAGCAAATGGTGCCGATGTGTTGTTGATCGGGCTATACACCAGTGGCTCGATTAATAGTGTGCTCTTAGGACAAAGCGCTAGCAGTGTGCGATCGGTTCATACTTATCCGCAAGCCGATAATCTATTCGACCTTGGATCGGCGGTATCGGCTGTGCGGTGGCGCAATGTATTCGTGAGTAGCGCCGTCTGTTTTAAAGTGAAAACTGGAACGCCAGTAGACGCGGACGTGAATACTCCAACGGACGGGATGATGGTCCTCGATTCGACGGCCAATAAAATCTGGGTCCGACTCGGCGGGACGTGGAAAGGCGTAGCCGTTGCCTGACCCCGATCGCGCCATTGAACAGAAATTGAAAGCGATCATCGGCGACCTGATTTTCCAGATCGCCGCGCTGCAAGTGGAACTCGAACGCGCCAAAGCACAGGATACGACTCCACGGGAACGAGAACGCGGAGGTGAGTGATGGCTGGCGGACGCATACACGGAAGCAAAGGGCAGATGCTGATGGATCCCACCGGAGGCGCGACCGCTGTCGCCGTCGCCGACATCAACAGTTGGACGCTGAATCTCGCCCGGGACACCGCCGACGTCACGGCGTTTCAGGATACCAACAAGCAGTACGTCACTGGGTTGCCTGATATCAAAGGCACCTATGGGGGCTGGTACAACTCGGTCAGTTACCAGGTCATCTTCGACGCGGCGCTGGGCAACATCGCCGTGATGTTGAAACTCGAGCCGAGCTCCCTCGACGCCACGAATTTCTTCACCGGCCTGGCGTACATCGATGCTGCGATCAACGTGCCGGCCAATGGGGCGGTGTCGATCAGTGGCAACTTCGTCGGCGCTGGGCCCTGGACGGTCAATCCGTAACGTGTGCCGTTAGCGATTACCGGTGTCGCCGCGGTCGTGCGGTGGGCCTATTACGACGCGGCCGTCGTGCATGGCTACCGGATCGGCCGCGATGACGCGCAACAGTGGCACGTGCGCGCGACCGTCATCCACGTCAACCGCGTCAACTTGGAGCTCGGTCGCGGCGCCTTGGTGTTCGTGGCCACGCATCAGGGCGGCGAATGGACCTGGCCGATCGAAAGCTACACGCTGACCGAGAACCTTTTCACGGCGCGGCTCGGGCCGCCGGATACAGGATCCCATGTCCCACTTCGTCACGCCTGAAACGATTCGGCTCGAACTGCCCGGCGCCGATTGGCTGCTGGTGAAACGGCGGTTGAGCGCGGGGGAATACCGCGCCATGTTGCGGCGGATGTCGACGCTCAACGGCGACGGCACGTACCACGTCGATCCGCTCGAGACGGGGATCGCGCGCATGGTCGCCTATCTGGTCGATTGGAGTTTTCCCGAATATCCGATCCGCGGGAAAACGCACGTCGACGTCTATGCGGCGTGCGACCAACTGGACCCGGACGATTTCGAACTCGTGAAGGAAGCGGTCGCCGCGCATGAAGCCGCGATGACCGCGGAACGCGAGCGCCAAAAAAAAGTCCTGGGTGGCGCGACGGCGTCGCCTTCGATCTCGCCATCGCCCGCCGCTGCCACTGGCGCTACGAATGGGTTCGCGACTTAGACCTGGATGTCTACACCGTACTGGTTGACGAGCTGAGACGCGAAGATGCCGATCACGGGGAAATTTGAGGCCGACTTTACGGCGTTTTCCAGTGCCGTTGAGGGCGCCATCGCGCAGCTCGAGGCGTTCGGCAAGGAAGTGACGACGCTCAAAGGCCAGATCGCCAAACTCGGCGAGGGCGACAATCTGGACGCCGTGAAGCAGTCGACCGACGCTGCGGCGGCCGGCCTCCGCGAATTAAAGACTCTGGCGTTGAGTGTCGGGCAAGCCTTCGGGATCGCGTTTTCCGTCAGCGCGATCGTCAACTTCGTGTCGGGTCTGCTCGATGCCGCGAAAGCGCTGCGCAACCTGTCCACCGAAACCGGCATCTCGACGACGCAACTGCAGCTGATGGCCGGCGCCTTCGGCGACCTGGGCGTGTCGATGGACGACATCGGGCGCGCGGCGGCGAACCTCCAGAACCGCATCGGCGGCCGCGAAGGATCCGCCGTCGCCGCGCTCCACGCGCTGGGGATTACCGCCGACGAACTGCGCGGCAAAAACATCGACGAGGTGTTTCGGCGCATCTTCGAACGGCTCGACAAGATGCCGGACACGATGCGCCAGATTGCCGTCGCCGGCGATCTGTTCGGGACGAAGATGGCCGGCGCCGCGCTCAAGATGGCGCACGACTACGATGCGGCCATCGCCAAACAGAAGGAACTGAACAACGCCATGAGTCCGGACGCCGTGGACGCGGCCGCGAAAGCGTCGGAAGCCGTCGGCCAGATGGCGTCGAACGTGAAGACCCTGGCCACGGAGGGGATTGCGCCGCTCGCCAGCGAATTCAACGAGCTCTATCGGACGTGGGCCGAGGCGCCATCGAAATGGGCCGCGCTGAAAACAATCCTGGCTGACGCCTACGCGATGATGAAAGGGTTTGCCTCGCCGGAGCTGATGGCGGCGATGCGCGACGGCATGCGCGTGCCGACGTCCACCGACATCAACCTGCCGGCCCCCGGGCAGGCCGCGGGGGCGGCGCCTGGCGTCAGCGACGCGATGAAGGCGATCATCGCCGACTACACCAAACAGATGGCCGCGCTGACCGACGAAGAGAAGCGGGCGCTGGATGTCCTGTGGGATATGCAAGCCGCGACCGATGCGAACGTCAAATCGATCACGTTGCAGACCGATGCCGCCAAGGCGTATCTCAAAACGCTCGATGAGCAGTATCAGCAGCAGATCGCCGCCAGCCAGAATCAAGAGCAGTTGCGCGAATTACAAAAAGACTTATTTGCGCGCGTGATGGCCGAACAGGACAAACTGAACGCCAAAGTACAGAAGGAAGTGGACGCGCGCGCTGCCATCGTCGACAGCTTGCGCACGCAGGCAATTCTCGAGGCGGAGCAGGCGAAAAAGATCAACATGGAACGGGCGCTGGGCCCCGGCCAGGATCAGCCAGTCACCGCGGCCATGGACACGCTGAACGAAGCGATCAAGCGGGTCGCCGAACGCGAAGCGCAGACGCTCCAATGGGAAGGCGAGCTCCGGCTGCGGCTGCAGCAGGATTACGACGCGTGGTACCAGAAATTCCTGACGGGCGCCAAAGGCGGCTTTACGCCGCAAATGCCGGACATCGTCACCGCGCCGCGGCCGCAGCCGATTCAGCCCTACGTGCCGGTCACGGTCTATGTGCAGGGCGTATGGGATCCGAGCACGATTAGCGAACTCACCGATCAGATCAGCATCGAAATCATCAAGCGCACGGCCTCGGGCCGGCAACTGCCGAATCAGTGAGGACACGATGGGTACTGCGCAAGCCTCCGATTACCTCGAGAACCTCGTTGTCGATCATCTGTTCCGCACGCGCACCTGGGCCAAGCCGGCCGCGCTGTATGTGGCGCTCTTCACGACGGCGCCGTCCGACAGTGGGGGCGGCACCGAAGTCGCCGGCGGCGCGTATGCGCGCGTCAGTTATGCGCCCTCGGACACCAACTGGAACGCGACGCAAGGGGGCACGTCGGGCAACTCGAGCGGGACGGGGGGCCAGACGTCGAATGCCCTGGCGATTACGTTCCCGGCGCCGACCGCCGGCTGGGGCACGGTGACGCACTTCGGGCTCTTCGATGCCGTGACGGGCGGGAACCTGTTGGTGTGGGATGCGCTGACGGCCGCGCGCACGATCCTGTCGGGGGATCCGGCGCCGTCGTTCCCGATTGGCGCGCTGCAGATCACGGTGAGCTGATGAATTTCAAGCACGGGAAGTCGCATACGCCGGAGCACGTGTCATGGTCCGCAATGCGGCAGCGAGTCTTGAATCCCAAGGATCCCGCGTTTAAGAACTACGGCGGTCGTGGTGTCACCATCTGTCCAGAGTGGCGGGACGACTTCGAACAGTTCTTGAGAGATATGGGGCCGCGTCCACTGAAGTCCTCGCTTGATCGTGTCGATAACGACGGTCCCTATAGTCCGAGTAACTGCCGCTGGGCGACGAAGCGAGAACAGGATCGCAATAAACGGCAGACGCGGTGGATCACCATGCGAGGCAAGACGCAGACATTGACTGAGTGGGCGCAAGAATTAGGAATTCCTCGCGCGACTTTTCATTATTGGGTTCGACGGGCACGAACAACGTATCGAACACCCAAAGAACTTAGTGCAATTGGTTGTGCCAACGCGCTTGTGCGGTGGATGCGAGGATAACGCTACGGCTTTTGACCAACACAAAAACTTCGCGATCTCGACGGTGCTGATCGCGCCGTCGCCGCCGACGACCGGTACAACGCTAACGGTCCAAAGCGGGAACGGCGCCCTGTTCCCGACGCCGCCGTTCAATGCCACCGTGTGTCCGCTCGGTGCCATCGCGACGGCGACGAATTCGGAAATCGTGCGCGTCACGTCGGTCGGCACCGACACGCTGACGATCGTGCGGGCCCAAGAGGGATCGACGGCGCGCACGATCCTGGTCGGCGACTTGATCGCGGCGACGGTGACCGCGAAAGCGTTCACCGACATCGAAACGACACCGTACGCGCGGACCGATCTGACGAATGTCTTTGCCGGCGTGCAGGAAATCTCCGGGCCCACCGCTGCCGTGATCCAACGCTGGCGCGATACCAGTCAACCGTCCGGATCGCGGTTGTGGAATCTGCTACACGTCGGCGGCGACCTCTACACGCAGCCGGCCAACGATGACGGGTCGGCCGTTCTGAGTCATGCCTTGCGCTGTCGGCGCAGTGGCAGCATTGAAGCCTTTGCCGACATCTTCGAAAAGCAACGCGCGACGGCGCTGGGCCATTGGATCGACGTGCCCTATAGTGCGGCGAACTTTACGACGAATGTGGGCACGTGGACCGTCGAGGCCGCCGATCTCGCGACGCACGCGTATTGCCTGATCGGGAAAACGCTGCTCGTATCCGTGTATATCAACGGCAGTTCGGTGGCCGGGAGTCCGACGGAGTTGCGCGTCGCGTGGCCGCCGCCGGGTCAAGGGCGCAGCTACCAACAGCAGCCGTTTTTTTTCTTTGACGGGTCCGGGAGCTATCAGGTGGGCGCCGCGCAGACGGTCCCGGCCGGGACGACCGTAGCCTTGTTGAAGGATCCCGGCGCGGCCGGCACGTGGACGACGACGACCAACGGAACGCACATTCGCGCGACGTTAACGATCAGTCTGCTGTAAAGGAACCTCTGCGATGCCTGTTGAACAATCGGTCGCTCAGATGGCCTTGACGCGCGACACCGGGCCCGGCGGCTTCATGGAACGCGCGACGACGTTGATGGCGCTGGTCGCCGGCAGCGTGCTCAGTGAAAGCGGCACCACGCCGTATCACCAAGGCCGGGCCTTCTACGCGCAAAAAGTGATCGCGACGCCGCAACAGGCCGCCACGCAAGCCGGCCCGATCCTGGTGATGGGGATCAACGTCACCAGCAAAACGACGTACGACGAAGCGACGAAAACGGCCGTCTGCACCTCGACGGACACGGAGATCCAATCGCAGATTCAGACGATGTGGAACGCCTTCGCCGGCCTCGACACGCCGTCGTAACCGCCGATGTTCGGCGCGCTGATCTTCGGGGCGCTCGCGTTCGGCCAACCGACCGCCAGCGCGTTCACCCCGCTGGCGGCCGACGCCGCGATCACGGTCACGACCAGTCCGCCGCTGCGCGTGGCGGCGACGTTCCAAGCCGCGGCCGAAATCGAGCTCGCCGCGGCCGCGATCTTCCAATCGCAGGGGGCCCTCTATGCGGCGGCGACGCTCCACCTCGAGACGGTCGCGCCGCTGCTCCTCTTCGGCACCTTTCAAACCCAGTCGACGATCGCCGTCGCCGTCACTACCAGCAGCCTCACGGTCAGCGGGCCGCTGTACGCCGCCGCGCAGGTCTCGACGGCGTCCAGTGCTGCGCTACGCACCGGCCAGCCGCTCGCCGCCGCTAGCGCCTTCGCGGTCACCGCCGTCGGTCGGATTCAAGCCGTCGCCCTGACGCTCGGCGGCGCGCCGCAGATCCACGTCACGGCCGTTGGCAATGCGCAACTGCAAGGCTATACGGCCACCAGCGTCGTGGTGACCTGGAACGGCGCGATCAGTGAGCCCAAGATCCGCCGCGGATCGCTGGTGATCACCGACGTGCTGAACGAGCAGCCGAATACCTGCTCGTTCATCGTCGATACGGGGCCGCCGCCCGCGGTCGGCACCGACATCAAGATCGGCCTGCAAAATCTCGCCCTCCCGAATCTGCTATTCGCCGGCACGGTGCAGAAAGTCGAGCAGCGGTACGAGCTGCGCGCCGAGAATCCCAGCTGGAACGTCGACTGTATCGATTACACGTTCTTGTTCAATCGCCGGCGGGTCTTCGGATCGTGGACGAATGTCTCCGCGACCACGATCGCCACGACGCTGGTGCAGACCTTCGCCTCCAGTTTTTCGACGGCCGGCATTGTCGGCGGCCTGCCCGCGGTCACCGTGACGTTCGCCGGTGACACGTTCATGGACGCCTTGGTGCAGCTCGCGAACCTGGCCGGCGCCTACGCCAAGGTGGATTACAACCGCGTGGTCTGGCTGTTCGTCACGGACCCGAATCCGTCGCCGCATCCGATCGACGGCACGCCCCCGCGGCCGATGAACCTGCCGGAGATCACCAAGGCCGACGATGAATCCCAAGTCCGCACGCGGATCATGGTGCGGGGCAAAGCCACGCCAGTCGTCGGGCCCAGTGAAAGCACGATCGCCGTCGGCTCGACGGAAATCCCGGTGGAGGATGCCACCATCTTTGCGCCCAGCGGCTACGCCATCGCCGACGACACGGGGCAACTGATGGCCTACAGCGGCACGACGCCTGGCGCGCTGGCCAGTGTGGTGGTCGGGAATGTGCCCGGGCCTTCAAGTGCCGGCGTGCCGCAGCTGGCGGTCGGCGTCGCCGGTAATCTCAGTGGGCTCTACCAGTACAAAGTGGCGTTCGCGAACAGCGCCGGGGAAACCATGCCCGGCCCGCCGTCGGGGCAAATTTTCTGTCCCGACTTTGCCACGCCGACCGCGCCACCGGGCATCGGCGCCAGTGGCACGCTCGGACCGCTGGCCGGCACGTATGGGTACCGCGTGGCCTTCCTGACGACGCTGGGGGAAACGTTGCCGGGCCCGGTGGCCACGCGCACCGCCGGTGCCGCGGGCAGCGCCGGCGTGCCCGGGGTCGGCGTCGATGGGCCGGGCGTGTCCCGCCTGGCGCCCGGCGCCTATCTGTGGCGCAGCACGGTCGTCACGACGTTCGGCGAATCGCTGCCCGGTGGCCAGAACGGCCAGACGCAGAATCCCTTCGTGCCCGGCGTGCCGGCGGCCGGCCTGCAGAACCGCATCGCCGACAGCGCCGGTGGCCTCATGCCCGGCTCGAGCTACACCTACGCCTTGTCGATGCTGACCGCGATCGGCGAAACGCTGGCGTACAACCTGGGCACGTATGCGCCCAGTGCGCTGGGGGCGCCGAATTGGGGCACCGCGTTCGGCGGTTTCGGCGGCATTTATGGCGGGCCGTATGCCGTCGGCACGACCATCGTCACCAAGCTGGGGGAATCGGCGATCCTGGCGACCTTCGCGGCGGCGACGAATCACTACACCGGGGCGCCGACGGGGCCTGCGCTCGCCGGCTGGGATACCAGCGGCCGCGTCACGCCGGGCCCGACGTACTACTGGGCGCTGTCCGCCTTTCACGATACGTACGGGGAAACGCCGCTCAGCGGCTACGCCTACTCGACGACGTTCGGCACCACGCCGCTGGCCTTTTTCATCAACATCCCGATTTTCCCGGCGAACTGTCACGGCCTGCGGCTCTACCGGGCGTCGAACAATTACACGTACAAGCTGGTTGCCGAACTCCGCACGCAGATCAACCAGTTCGCCGATCGCCTGAACGATAGCGAGCTCGGGAATCAATACCCGAAGCAATCGAACGCGGCCGGCGTCCGGTTCACGCACAGCCTCTATCCCTCGAGCGATCAGGGCGTCCTGGCGCGGCGGGTCTATCGGACGCGCGCGGGGGGCGGCGACTACTTTCTGGTCGGCGAAGTGCCCGGCAATGCGTTGGCGACCGTGGTGGATACCTACGCGGACACGGACCTGGTGCAGCGGCCGCCGACCACGAATCAGACGGGGCGCGTCTGCGCGCTGACCGGCCTGGCCCTCGGGCCGTCAGGCGTCGTCGGCCGCCGCCTCTACCGCACGCGGGCGGGCGGGGGGTCGCTGTTCCTGGTCGGCGAGCTCAAAGACAACAGCACGACGTGGTGGGATGACCCGGTGCCCGACAGCGCCTTGACCGTCAGTGCGCCCGGCGTCAGCACCGCCGGCTCCGATACCAAGCCGCGCATTTATCCCGCCCTCGGATCGGCGGGCGCGCGCGCGCGGCGAATCTATCGCACGAAAGCGAACGGCTCGGAATATTTTCTGGTCGGCGAGATTCCCGATAACAGTCCGAACAGTTTCCTCGACGACGACAAGCGCGATGAGGAACTCGGCGAAGGCCGGCTGCCGACCGTCAGCACGGCCGGCGGCGAAACGCATCTGCTGTCCGGGATCCCGATCGGCCCGGCCGGCACGCTGGCGCGCGTTATCTACCGAACGCGTGCGAATGGGTCCGAGTTTTACGAGCTGGTGCGCCTGAGCGACAACACCACGACGACGTTCACCGACGACCGGCCCGACGATGCGCTGGGCAAGGGCGTGGCGCTGGTGAACGACGCCGGCTCGAGCGCCGTGACCCTGACGACCATTCCGATCGGGCCGCCGAGCGTCACGCAGCGGATCCTCTACCGCACGGCCGCCGGTACGACCGATTTCCGGTATGTCGGCACGCTCGACGACAACACCACGACGACGTATCTCGACACCAAGGCCGATAGTGCGCTGGGTCGGGCACCGCAGGCGACGTCGACGATCGGTGCGCTGGTCGGTGACACGACGCTGTCGCTGGATGCCGGCGTCCTGGCTTTCCCGGTACCCGGCTGGGTCCGCACCGACAATAACCAGTACCTGCGTTACACCGGCCGGGCCGGCCAAACCCTGACCGGCATTCCGGCCAGTGGCGCCGGGTCGATCAAAGTCAACATCCGCGGCGGCTCGAGCGTCGCGACCGCGCCGATGCTGATCGGCGTGACCTGGCAGATCGGCCCGACCGCGGATCCGCTGCCGGTCGGCGACCGCCTGGCGCTGTGGGTCCTGGTCGGCTCGCCAGCCGGCCAGGCTGCCCTGGTCGCGGCCGAAGGCGGCGACGGGGTCCACGATTACGTGGTCACCGATTCGAGTCTGGATTCCATCGGCGCGTGTCAGAAACGCGGCGAGGCCGAGCTGCGCCTCTTCGAATTCGTGGCGGCTGAACTGCGCTATGCAACGCGCGACACCAATACGCGCAGCGGTGCGATCGTGCATGTCGATCTGCCGGCGCCGCAGAACTACCACGGCGACTTCCGCATTCAGTCCGTGCGCATCGACCAGATCGATATCGCGCCGCGGCTGTTGCCGCGCTACACCGTCACGGCGTCGACGACGAAGTACACGCTGCAGGATCTGTTACGGCACGTCCTACTGGGCTAAAGGAGGGGCGCGATGTACCCGTTTCATCTGGTGTGCTACGTCCTGGCGTTCGTGCTGTTTCTGCTGGCGGCGTGGCCGGTGCCGGCGCGCCAGAACCTGATCGCGGCCGGCCTGGCCATCCTGACGCTGACGCTGATCGTGTGATCCCCTGCAACTGGCGCGGCGGTGACTAGTGGCTGTGTCCCTCGATCAGCTCAAGCGCGTGCTTAGTCGCCTCGGCCACGGCAGTGATGGTGGCCAACTGCGCGAGGTTAGCGTGCTTGATCGCGGCGAGCGTGGCGGTGAGGCCCGCCATCGCCTCGTCGAACGCCTGTGAGGACGCTTTCAGTCCTTCCTGCGCGTCGTTGAGTCGTTTGAGAATCTGGACGAGCTGTGGTTGCGTCATGGAAGAACCTAACGGACGATCAGGAGATTGAATTGGCGCGACGCGATGAAGACCAGCGGCGTGGTCGGATAGGCACGGCAGGTCTTCGTCATCGAGTCGACGAGTGTGGCCGGATCGGGCATCGCTAACAGCGGCGCCGGCGTGTGTGACGTGCGGGCTGTTGCGTTCGAGAACTCCATCGTCGCGAACAAAAAGCCTTGCATCCACGCCAGCATCAATTCATACCGCAGTCGGTAATCGACATCATTGCGGGCGGCTGGGTCGACGGCGATGAGCCAATCACTACACGTCAGGCTTCCGGGTCCGGTATTGGCGGTGACGGGTTGGGCCTCGGCGGGCCCTGAGGCGACCAAGGACGCGACGACGAGGGCAGCGGCAATCAGCTTCGACGCGGACATACACCATCCTTATCGGGCACGCGCGGCGCGGGCGACACTGTGCAAACTGCCAGTGCGAATGCATAAACCGACTGCATATTCACGGGAACGGTACGGGAATGGAATCACGTATTTTCGTCCTTTTTGGCGTACGTACTGGACACAGGCCACGATCGGCCCGATCGCGCGATCCGCGAGTTCAGGCCGGAAATCATTGATTGTTTCGCGATTTCGGTGGTGGACGGCAGGAGGCTCGAACTCCCGACCTCCGCGTTGCGAAGGCCCCGCTTATCGCGGTTTTTCCTCACGTTTCTTGCGTTTCTTGGGTCCATTGGGAACGGGGCGGGAATGGATCGCCTGGAGTTCGTCACGCAGAAGGGCTGCGGTCTCGTCCAGCCACCGCAACAACTGACCAGGTTGGAGGTGCTCGCAATCCAATTGATCGAACCGCTGCAGGGCCTTGCGAAACGCCCCGCCGTGTTCTCGCGCCGCATAACTCAGCATCATGCCGAGATAGAAGGCATCGCGCGCGACCTTGTTAGCCGTGTCGTCGTTTCGTTTTCGATGGGCTGCCGCTGAGCGCTTTGACCATGTCTTCACGGCTGACCTCGCTGTAAATCTCGAGCAACACGTGCGGCTTTTTCCAGTTACCCTGCTGCTGCACGATCGGCAACGGCTTCTTCTCTTTCACCAGCAGGTCAGTCGCGCCGCTGCGCCGCGTGCCCCAGTGGAAGGTGACCCCGTTCTGGGCGCGGCCGTACGGCAAGGGCGGGGTGGTCTGGCGGCACAGATACTCGAGGCGCTGCCGCACGGAGCCGGTCCAGTCGCGCGGCTCGAGCGCCTTCCGAAATTTCGGAAACAGATATTTGCTGTCGTTGCCGGCTAACGCGTCGACGGCGGCTGCGGCGCGGTCCGTCAGCACCATCTCGTAGGGCGCACCGCCTTTCGGATCGCGGACATACATTAGCCGCCCGTCGCGATCGGCGTGCTGCAGATCGAGCAGATCGCCGAGCCGCGCCAGGCCGTCGCGGCCGAGCACCAGGATCGCCGTATCCTGCGCGTCCTCACAGACCGCGAGCAGTTGGCTGAACTCGTCGGCGCTCACGTAGCGGCGCCGCGGCGGTACGATCCGGAGGCGCGGCATCCCGACCAGCGGTGACGTCTGCAAGTACTTCGGGCACGCATCGCGCAGCATGCCTTTGAGCAGATCGACCTCGCGGTTGATCGTCACCGCGGCGGCCGGTGGCGTGTCGGTCCGCCGCACGGTGTGATACGCCTTCACGCGGTCGCGATCGATTGCGGTCAGCAGGTCATCGCCGAAAAATGCGACGAGCTGCTTGAGGATCTCGAGCTCGCGGCGCGCGCCGGCGCGATGCGCGATCGTGTCGGTCTTGTACGGCTCGGCATACTTCGCGAAGCGAATCGCCGGCCGCGCCGTCGGCAACTGATAGAGCCGCGCGGCGAGCTCGTTCATCCGCTGGTGATACCGATCCAGCGCGAGCTTTTTGCTGTCGCGCCGTTGGATCGTCGTCAGGCCGACCGGGATATCGGTCTTTTCCTTCTGCTTGGTGGTCTCGAGGTACAGCCACCAGTACGGCGATTCGGGGCGGGTGTAGATGCCCATTTAGGAGTCCTCAGAATGGTCGGTCACGACCGCTTCGTCCAGCAGATCCCCGTGTGCCTGAATGACATGCGCCACGAACGCGCGACGCAACGCGTGATCCAGGCGGACGCGCGTCGCGTGATCGGCGGGCGTGACGTCCTCGCGCGCGCGCCAGACACAGAGTGGACACTGCACCAAACGCAAGAGCATGGCGGTCGTCAACCTGTCAAAAGATGCAAGGGAAAGTCTGATTCCTGTACGGAATGGCCGCCGCGATCGGCGTCGACGGTCGCGATGCCGGTCGCCAACCGGCTATTCGTGCAATGAAAATGCGTTGGCTGTTGCGTTCCCCACACCAGAGGCGTAGGGTGTGATTTTTGTGACGACCTGCTATGTTCGTTCCGGGAGGCGTCCATCATGGCGTCGGGTTCCGATCGGCGACCTACACTCAAGATGGCGGCGACGCAAATCGACGCGATCGTGCAGCACCTACGAGGCTTTCCTCCGCAGCGCGTGGACCTGGTCTATCGCTTTATCTGCGACCTCGACCGCTCCGTGTCTGATGCGTCCAATCCTCGAGCAGTTCCAAATGCAACTGGCGCGACTCGGGTGAGAGCGCGTTGTGTAAATCCACGACGCGCGAGGCTTCCGGATCGACCGGCAAATCGAGTAAAGCGGTGATGGAATGCCCGAAGGCGAGGGCCATCTTCCGCAACGTTTCGAGATCGGCATCGAATTCGCCGGCCAGATAGCGACTGAGCCACGCTTGTTTTTTGCCGATGCGATCGGCGAGCGAGGTTTGGCGCATCCCGGTGGCCGTGATCCATTGACGAATCCGATTCCGAGCAACCTGGTCGAGGGTGGGCGTCGGCGGCATCCCCTCTAGGGTAGGCGATTCCATCAAGACTCATCCGGACTATACCATAGGCGAATACTCTTGACGCCGGACTTTCAGAATGAGAATATTCCCATTCTGAAACATGGCTGCACGATCCCGCCCAAAACTTCCGGAATCCGACCACTGGCCGATCGAATTTCCCGACCTGGCCACCTACTTTCGAGACTCGCATGACACGCAGAGTGCCTGCGCGGCGGTGCTCGATCTGAGCCAGGGCTATTTATCGCGGGTGGTGGCCGGGCGGATCGTGCCCAGTCTCGAGCTCGCCGAACGGATCGCGCGCTATGCCCGCATCCCGATCACGTCCTTCGCGCGCGTGGCGCGGAAACGGAGCGCCGCATGATTGAAACTCCGTACCTATCGGTCGCCGAGCTGATGCAGTACTTGCGACTGCCGGCCCGGTCCACCGTCTATTACCTGATCAACGAACAGCGCTTGCCCTCACTGCGCCGCGGCGGCCGGTATCTCTTCGATCGCCGCGAGATCGATGCCTGGCTACGCGGCACCGATGCCCTCAGTCTGGCGCGCGCGCGCAAACAGAGTGCGTGACATGCCACCGTACGAAACCGATCTGTTCTGGATCGTCGTGTTCTGGCTCACCATCGGCCTCGGGACGATCAGTTGCGTGGCCGCTGCCATCGTCCTGGCGATCGATTTCCTCCGCGCGCGCGATCCGGAACCGCAACGCACCGCCATCAAGGATCGGATTCGAGGCCTCCCGCGATGAGTACCGCCCTCGCTCCCGCACCGCCGGCCGTCCTCGAGCAGTCCGCGCCGATGACGGGTGCCCAACTGATCGCGGCCTTCAAGGCCTACCGCGATATCCAAACCGCGCTCGACGGCGTGATGGCCGATCAGATCATCCAGCTCGAGGGCAAGGCCTTTCGCAAGAAAGGGTACTGGCGCGGGTTGACGGTCGGGTACGGCTTGACCGTCGAATGCGTGGAGGAACGGCGCGAGCTCTTCGGCACCTTACCGAACGGGGGCGACAACTTCGCGTGGGTCGTGATGTACCGCGCCAGCACGAAGAGCGGTCGCAGTGGGACGGGTGACGGCGCGTGCAGTGCCGCGGAAAAATCCGTCGGTCGAATGCGCGCCACGGAACACCTCGTCAGATCCCATGCACATACGCGCGCGTTCAACCGTGCCGTGTCCAATCTCGTCGGGTTTGGCGAAGTGAGTGCGGAAGAGCTCGAGCCGGAGACACCACCGGCACGAGCGGTGCGCGCGGTGCCGGCTGCCGATGGGCCGCCGGCCGGCGCCGACGCACCGGTCCTTGACTCGGAACTGCCGCCGGCGAAGGGCGCCGGCGCGGGTCCAGTCAGCAGCGATCACGTCGTCTACGTCACGGCCATCAACCGCACACCGACCCGCAACCCCAAAGTCACGAAATATACGTTGACGATCGCCGGCGGGCCGGATTGGCCCGCGAATCAGAACACCGTCAGCACGATCACCCGGAAATGGGCCGACCTGGCGGCGGACGCCATGAAGGCCAATCGGCCGGTGCGGCTGCGCACGAAAAAGACCGAGTACGGGTACGACATCGCGGCGCTCGAGGCCCTGGACGATCAGGGTCAGCCGCTGCCGCTGACGAGCGACGACATTCCCTTTCGCTAGGTGCGCCGGCCGCCACTGGTGGTACTACGTGACCGCCTCCGGCGTCCTGCGCTGCAAACGCTGTGGACGGGTGAAACGGAGTGGACGATGACGTTCACGCGCGCCGAAAAGGCCGGACAACTCAGCGAAGACATGATCGCCGCGATCTTGACTGTCTACGGCTATCGGTTCGATCGGCAACAGATCATAGGCCGCACGATCTACGGCCGGCGCTGGCGCGTTGACTTTGTCCTGCGCAACGTCCGCGAATATCCGCAGGGCATCATCCTCGAGTGCAAATCGCAAAAGCGCCGCGGTTCTGTCGATGAGAAATTTCTGTATCTGCTGGAAAGCATTCGCCGCGGACCCTTGCCAGCCATCGTCATCGCGCACGGCCGCGGCATTCGTGACGCGGCGGATTGGTTACGCGATCAATGCGATCCCGAACGGCTGATCGCCGTGTTCGATCTGGAGGAATTCGTTTCATGGCTACGGGACATCACGATCGAGTAATCACAGACAGGATGAACGAAATCAACCGGCTGGAAGGGGAGATCTTCCGAATTCGTGCCGGAACAGCTTTTCGCAAAGCGCGCACACTGGTGCAGCTTCCCGTGCTGATTGAATTTCTCCGACAAATCGAGGAACCCGAATCGGGAGACATCGCGTTGCTCGAATGGCTGTGCGGGTTTTTGGAGGACGTGTGAGCGTCATTCAGATCAAAAAGCAGGCGTTACAACTTGACCTATTCGAACTGAAACCGACCGGCTTAGCCGTACGTGGCAAGCCGACGCTCGAGCAATGGACGGAATGTGGTCAAACGCTATGCCGCATTGAAGGCGCCGTGCAATGGTGGATCGGTGATTGGATCAACTACGGGGAAAAAACCTACGGTGAAACGTATACCAAGGCGACTGAAGCCACCGGTTACGAATGGCGGTCTGTCGAAACTTACGCTTGGGTCGCGAAGAACGTCGAATTTCCTATACGTGTAGGAGATCTATCCTTCGGACATCACGCGGTGATCTCGCCAATGCCGCAGGCGCAGCAGATCCGATGGCTAAATCGGGCACTGCGTGGCGACGGTCCTAGCAAGCCGTGGTCTGTCGGACGGCTCCGGCGCGAGATTCAACTAGCACGGCTTGGTACCCGCAAGCCGTCGGCACTACCTGGCATCTATGATGTGCTCTGCGCCGATCCACCGTGGGCCTACGACAATAGTGGATTCACGCAATCAGCCGCGGAGCAGTACCCGACGCTCGACGTCGAGGCAATCGCGGCACTGCCCGAAACTGATCCAACATTCCCAAAAGCGGCCGA